ATCGGTGTTATTTAACGGCATCGGTCACTGAGAACTAATGTGCTTTTGATGGGCCGGTCTTAGATTCGACAGTCGGTGCAGTATTTGACTGGACAGTCCGGCAATGTAGAAGCCGTTAGGATTGGGGGTATGATCTGAAGCAAGCTAGTCTTGACAGTAGGATTTCTCAGCCGAAGACACACAAAAAGTAATCGCAAACGATTCACAATTCCTTCAAGCCGTTAACGCTTGATAGCGAGGGTGGTACCCTTGTCAAAGAATAACCCAAATAGGAGCTTATGCTCCTATTTGTTTGGATATTCATATGTCCATGTCCCATCCGGCAAATATTTTCTTTTTCTACCGGTAACTGTCGCTGATTGTTTTGCTGCACTTTTCTTTCCATTCTTAGCCGCAGTTGGATTTGGCAAGCCCTTATTCCATGCAGTACGCCCTTTTAATGATTCTCGTAGTTTTAAGTTTGGTTTACCCAGAGATTTTTTACCACTGCGTATCCCGTTGCATTTATGCCCGCATACAAATTCTTCTTTTATTGGATGATGGCAAAATTCCAATCTAATAAAAATACCATTACAAATGACACAAGTGTAAGTTCGTTCTTCTTTTGGTTTGGTTTTTGCTTTTCGATTATATTCGGCTAAATCACCTCGTTTAGATCCAGACATTGAAAACTTGGACATTGACTTCTGATAATGCCTGTTAAGTAAGAGTGGGTTACCCCAATACTCTTTTATGAGATTATTTTCAAACTCAAACGCCGAGATTTGGTCAACGAAATATGCTAGAATTTCAGAATCATATTCTGAAAAATTATTTTTAACATGCTTAGATGAAGTAAAATAGCAAATTCCAAGGTCTTGTTCAGCCACTACTGTATTAGCCGACCTCATTCCTATATAAAATTTTCCTGTTGTGCGATGCTTCATGATGTAAACATATGGTAAAAACATATTTTATCCTTTCTTTTATTTATCAAATTATGATAAAAACTGTGTTATAGCAGCCTAATAAAGGCACTTCGGTGCCTTTTTTACCCAATACTCTTACTTATTGTGTATAGAATGTGTATACTTTGCGTCATGAACTATTTTATTTGAGCAGTTTTTTGCTTACTAAATATTAGTCTATCCTGGTAATACAGGTTTATTATAAAGGAAATTAAATGAAAAAATTCTCAGTTTTATTTGCGCTACTAGCCTCTGTAGGTTTAGCACAAGCTGATGTAGGTATTTTTGGTACTATGGATGCTGGCTTATCTAGCACTAAGGCTCCAGGTACATCAACAGCAACTACTAGCTTCACCAGCGGTGGTATGACAACCAGCAATATCGGTGTCAAAGGTTCAGAAGATTTGGGCAATGGTGCTAAGACAGTATTTGAATTGTCTAGCTTCTTGAACGAAGGTACTGGTGCTACATTAGGTGGTTCAACCGTTAACACATTTGCTCGTTCAGCATTTGTTGGTTTAGGCACTAATGCAGGTACTGTAACATTGGGTCGTCAAAGCAACCCAAGTTTCTTGCCAACAATCTTGTTCAACGCATATGGTGATAGTGGTTCATACGGTCCATTATGGCATGCTACTTACTTCGGTAACACTGGCAACACATCTACTCGTGTATACAACGATACAGCATGGGACAATAGCGTAGCATATACTGCTCCTACTATTGCTGGTGCAACTGTTTCTGCTATGACTAGCAAGACAGGTGGCGGTCAGAACACTGGTGCTAATGCTCTTTACTTCAAAGGTAACTTAGGATTGACAGCATACTGGCAGCGTACAGAAGCAAATAGCAGTGGTAGTTTCCAAACTAACATCTATGGTGCTAACCAAGGTAGTACTGCTAAAGGTGCAGGTGCAAGTTATGATGCTAAAGTTGCTAAAGTATTTGCAACATACCAAACTGCTGATTCTGATTCAGCAAACATACATAACAAGACATGGCATACAAGTGCAACTGTTCCATTCGGTCCAGGTAACATCTTGGCAGCTTATGCTAACACAGATGCAAAAGGCTTAACAGTTGGTAAGTTCAAAGAGTATTCAGTTGGTTATGATTACCCAATGAGCAAAAAGACTGATGCATATGTTACATATGGTCGCACAACTGTAACTGCACTTTCAAATGGTGAAACATTGGGCGCAGGTTTGCGTGTTCGTTTCTAATCTCAATGAGATTAAACAAAAGGCTCTTCGGAGCCTTTTTTGTTGGCTTGACAATAAACCCAAACAATGTTATACTTCATTTATGAAAATAACTTCTTCGCTTGATTGGCATGATGTTCACACAAAATTGAGAACTCAAGTAAACAGTTTACCTTACAACCCTGACTTACGCAAAATGTTGAACAATATTACTAATATGGTTACTGAATTGAGTAAGTTAGAAGTTGACACAAGACGAACACAAAAGTTCTCATATACTGAGAAACAAGTAAACGAAATCAATCAGGCTATCGACCATTTAGAAAAACTTTTATTAATGGCAGAGTTAATGAAATAAGGAGCTAGTAATGGAATACAAAGTAGAAGGTAGTCGCAGGAATCGTAAATTTGTTGAGGCACTATTGCCCTCAATGTTTACTCAGTTAGGACTTACTAATAGTAAAAAAGCATTACTAATTCGTATTGCAGACGAATGTGGTGATAACAATGGTATTACTTTAGATTTATCTAAGGCTACTGGTGCATACTTGATTGTTATTAAACCTAATCGCCGATTAAAGGAAATCGGTATGACACTTGCCCATGAACTAGTCCATGTTAAACAATTAGCAAAGGGTGTATTGAAACAAGGAGCACGATACACTACATGGGCCGGGAAAAAATATAGTAATAAGACTACACCTTATCTAGATATGCCTTGGGAAATACAAGCATTCTCACAGCAGGAATTGATTTTGCGCAGGGCCTTTGAATAACAAAAATTTGACAATAAATCCAATCTCTGATACAATACTTGTATTGACACTGAAATAAAGGAAACAAAATGTCTCTTACCCCTCTGACAGAACGCCAAAAAACTCTCATTGTTAACAATGTAGTTAAGGCAGTTAAGAACATTGACAGTCTCAACCAAACAGGTTACAATTTCCTCTATCTTGCATCAGGCTTCATTGCACATTATGACTTGCATGGTTTCATTGACTTTTACAGTTACGTGTCATTGAAGAATGACCTCATTGGTTTTGCTAATCAAAATCAATGGAAGAACTTTCGCCCAGGCGAAAGAGACTACGATTATTACATGAGCAAGGCTGATGTTTACAATCGTATTCTTGCCCGTATTGTCTAAATAATTTGACAATAATTCACTTCTCTGTTATACTCTCTTTTCTTTCTATTCAACACAATTTTTTCTAGGAGCATTTCATGGCATCACAAGTATCTGACAATCTGACTATCACTAGCGTTCAAGCCCGCAAGGCAATGCTTACTGCATTCAAGGCAAAACGCCCACTGTTCATCTGGGGCCCTCCAGGTATCGGTAAATCTGAAGTCGTTGCGGAAATCGCTGAGGAATTAGGCGGCGCAATCATTGACTTGCGTATGGCACAGATGGAACCCACTGACATTCGTGGTATTCCTTACTTTAATAAAGAAATCAACAAGATGGATTGGGCAGCACCAGTTGATTTGCCTAGCGAAGAATTCGCAAAACAATATCCTATCGTTGTATTGTTCCTTGATGAAATGAACAGTGCGCCCCCAGCAGTGCAGGCAGCAGGCTATCAATTGATTTTGAATCGCCGTGTTGGTAAGTATGTTCTCCCTGATAATGTTGTGATTGTAGCGGCAGGTAATCGTGACAGTGATAAAGGTGTTACTTATCGTATGCCGATGCCCCTTGCTAATCGTTTCTTGCACTTGGAAATGCGTCCTGACTTTACATCATGGCAAAATTGGGCAGTGAACAAAGGCATTCACAAAGATGTGGTTGGCTACTTGAGTTTTGCAAAACAAGACTTGTACGATTTTGATAGCAAGAGTGCAAGTCGTGCGTTTGCTACACCTCGTTCATGGTGTTTCGTTAGTGACTTGTTGCAAGATGAGGACAATATTGACACTGACACACTGTTCAACTTGGTAGCAGGTAGCGTTGGTGAAGGTCTTGCAGTTAAGTTTGCGGCACACCGTAAGATTGCAGGTAAGATGCCCGAACCTCAAGATATTTTGAGTGGTAAGGTTAAGGACCTTGCAGTCAAGGAAATCAGTGCAATGTACTCACTGACAATTTCAATGTGCTATGAATTGCGTGATTCACTTGAAAATAAAAAAGTGGATAACAAGAAGTTCCACGAAATGGCAGATAACTTCTTCACTTACATCATGGCTAACTTTGAAACTGAGTTGGTTGTGATGGGTGCAAAGATTGCATTGAAGACTTACAAGCTTCCAATTGAGCCAAGTCAGTTAAAGAACTTTGACGAATTCCACAAGAAGTACGGTAAGTACATCGTGGAAGCAGGTAACTAATCGTTGAACTGCTTTACAGGGTGAGTGTAGCAATATGCTCACCCTTTTTTTTACTAAGGAATGTTATGACAGGAAAAAAATATTTTTACGCACTAGGTCAAAGTGTCCGTGCAAAAGGTTTGACCAAGGATCAAGGTATGACTTTCTATTGTATTGATTCAGGACTTGATTATGCCCGTATCGCATTTGATGCAGGATACCGAGGTCTATCATTATGAGTGACGAAAAAAACAAACCTATTCAGTTAGTTTTCATGCCCGGATGTTTTGATGATTTTGAAGGTTCTCAGGAAGAGTTAGATGAGTTAATCAAATGCATCAAGGACATGGTTGAAAGCGGAGAAATATTTGATAAATCTACCGCAGTGGACATGGACAATATTGAGGACCTTATTGATATGACGAATCCTCTAGAGATTGAACAAATTGTAAATGAAATGACTGCACCTCGCAAGGTGCAATAATTTGACGATAAATCAAGTATATGCTATACTATGGTATATTCTGAAAGGACCTATATGAGCGAAGTAATTGACAAAGTTAAGAAAAAGCGTAGTTCTAAATTTGAGAATCTTGTAGGTCCTACCGACCCTAAGATTGATGCACAGGCTCGTGAACGATTAGTAACAGCCCGTATCGGTTTGTTGTTGCGTCAGTCATTCTTTGGTAATCTTGCAACAAGATTGCAATTGGTTAATGCTGATGAATGGTGTAGTACTGCGGCAACTGACGGTTTGAAGTTCTATTACAATAGCCGCTTCATCATGATGTTGAAGCCTAAAGAAGTTGAATTCTTAGTAGGGCATGAGGTACTTCATGTGGTTTATGATCACATGGATCGCCGAGGTACACGAGAACCTCAAATCTGGAACATTGCTGATGACTATGCAGTTAATGCAGACTTGAAGCGACATAAAGTTGGTCAATTCATTACTACTGTGCCTTGCTTGTATGAACAAAAATATGACGGCAAGCCAGCTGAGGAAATCTATGATGACTTGATGAAGAATGTTCAGAAAATCAATATCAACGATTTGATTGATCAAATGATTGACGATCACTTGGAAAGTGGTGATAGCGACGGTGATGGTGATAGTGATGGTGACAATGAGGGGAAAGGCAAGCGCCCAAAAATGTCTCCGGAAGAACGAGAACGCGCCCGTCAAGAAATCAAGCAAGCAATCATCAATGCCGCACAAAGTGCAGAAGCAGGTCAATTACCAGCAGGTGTTGAACGAATGATTAAACAAGCAACTGACCCAGTTATGCCTTGGCGTGAACTGATTCAAACAAACTTGACTAGTGCAATTCGTACTGATTATTCTTGGATGCGCCCTAGTCGTAGGGGTTGGCACATGGATGCTATCATGCCTGGTATGACTCCCGGTGAAGAGATTGATGTTGTTGTTGCGATTGACATGAGTGGTTCTATCAGCAACAAACAAGCACAAGCATTCTTAGGTGAGATCGGCGGTATGATGGATAGCTTTGATGGCTATAAGGTCCATGTATTCTGTTTTGATACTGAGACATATAATCCACAAGACTTCACTAGTGAAAATCTTGATTCGATTGACACATACGAACCAATGGGCGGTGGCGGCACTGACTTTGACTGTATCTTTGAATACTTGAAATCTGTTGGCAATGTGCCTAAGCGATTGATCTGTTTTACTGACGGCTATCCATGTGGTAGCTGGGGTGATCCAGACTATTGCGACACTACATGGATTATTCACGGTGACCCTAATCCGAATCCCCCATTCGGTACCTATGCACTTTATGATGAATAACTATGGAAACGATATTTGATATCGTATTAATTATAATTGCAATTGTTTTAATTGTTGCAATATTTTCGGGCCTGGCATACGGGCTGAATAAACTGTTATCACTACTACTCAATGATCATTAAATCTGTAGAAGTGATAACAATTTATGAATCACTAGATGGTGATAAGATGGTATATTCGCATGATAGTGGATCGTCTACCAACAAAATGATTAAAGAAGATAATTCAAAACATCATATTACCAAATGGTATGAATGGAAAGATATTCTCAAGTTAGCGTCCACTGAGCCTTCATTATACGATGCCATTGAAAAAGCAGAAATGATTTATAGATTGATTAAAAAGGAAACATAATGTTACTTATTGGAACAAGTCTCGGTGGATGTTTGTTGAGCCTATTGCGCAACGAAGTGTCCGAGGATGATGTTATGTTCATTGTGACACGAACCGATGCGCCTACATATGAACAATTTATGGCAGTAGTAGATGCTTATCATGGTCATGGCAATCCTTATGCTAGTAAACCTGAATTGTATGAAATAGGTGATTATCCTCTAGATAAAGTTAGAGACTTAGCCGCACGGTTGTGGTACAGTGGAAAGATTCATCAACCACGCACCATGGGCAGTGATTCAAGACCATATCGACATCCTATTGGGTATGGTGATGGATTGTGGCTAGAAGTAGTCCCAACCAATAGTAACACTACTCCTGTAGTAGTTGAAGCCTACGAAAAATATAAGATGTTGGATTCATTAACCCGTTAATACTCAAAAAAATATTTTGTTGAAACAAATAAATATTAAATATACATGTACTCAAGGAGAATAGTATGAGTTTTTTAAAACATGTAGGTAAACACGGTGATCGTAAAGTTGCTATAGTATTTCGTGAGGTTCCGGGTGAGCCACATATGTGCCTTGTAACTTACACAGAAACATTGAATCAGCATATCCATGATCCATTGATCCGTTGTATTGAAAGCGATGTTGGACAACATGCAGAATCATTGTCAGATGCATTAAACCGTACCTATGGTATGGACAGTAATCCAATTCTTTTCACCTTACATAAAGAAGGTTTATTAAAGAAAGTACAGACTGAGCAAATTATTGTCACACCAAATTCAAACACTAAAATCAAATTGAGTGAACTTAACAAGATTTTAACTGAAATGAAACAAGGTGAAGATGCAGTAAAACGAATGGCTGAAATGGATCAAAGTCGCGGTATGCAAGATCCAGCAACCGTAGCTCGTAGAATGCGTGAAAGCCAGACCCGTGATGCTAAAACACCAGTGGTAGCATCATCACCTGATGCATTGGGAGACAGTGTACTCGCAAACAACTTGCGTCAACAAGCTACCAAAATGGCAGCAGAAGCCAAAGGTCTAATGGCAGAAGCTGAAAGACTTCTAAAAGAAGCAGCCGTAATGGACCCAGTACAAGCTGTTCCAGAAGCTCCTAAAGCAAAACGAGCATACACTAAGAAGGTAGTAGCTGAATCTGTTGTTACAGAGGCAGCACCAAAGGTTAAAAAAACAAAAGCAAAAGCTAGTGTATAATGTCACCAGAATTCATTGATAAATGGGAACATATACTTGAGGATGTTGAGAAAAACAAGATACCAGTAGAGTTTATCAAAAAATTAGTAATTAAACTACAAGGTAAACGACAACATACAATCAATATTGAAAAGTTTTTAAACCAAGGTTTAGATCCTGAACAAATTGAGGAAATTGTGAGTAGAAAATTAAATGAACTTGATGATCTAGTGGTAAGTGTAGAATTCATTCTCAATGTAAAAAGTATCGCTGAAGTTGTTCAACCAGAAACAGATAGGTTTTTAAATAAATTATGAAAGCCGTAATAGCTTGTGATCCTAAAGGAGGAATAGGCTACGAAAACAAATTGCCCTGGAGTAATATTCAGGGCGATTTGCCAAGATTCAAATATTTGACTCAAGGGAAAGTTGTAGTCATGGGTAGGAATACTTGGGAAAGTCTTCCTAAAAAACCTCTATTAGGTAGATTAAATTTTATAGTCACTAGTCAGAATCTAGTGTTACCTTTTGGTGCCATTCAAGTGCCAAATCTAAATCATTTCACTGAATATAAAGAAGCATGGTTAATCGGCGGCAGTCAATTGATTAATAGCAGTTGGCATCTAATTGATGAAATACATTTAACTATGACCTTCACCGAATACACTTGTGATACATTTATAGATTTAGTAAAATTAAAAAATGAATATTCATGTTGGTTCAAAGAGGAACACACGGACCACTCATACGAAATTTGGAAAAGAAAATGAAGCAATACTTAGATTTACTACAGGATATATTAGATAACGGAGAAGAAAAAGATGACAGAACTGGTGTGGGCACCATTAGTGTTTTTGGACGTAATCTTCGCTTTGATCTACGACAAGGGTTCCCCGCAGTCACTACTAAAAAACTTGCTTGGCGTGCTTGCAAAGGTGAACTACTCTGGTTTCTTGAGGGCAGTAGTGATGAGCGTAGATTGGCAGAGATCACCCACGGTAGTAAAGAAGGAACGGTTACTATCTGGACGCCAAATGCACTTGCACCCTATTGGAAGCACAAAGCGAAATATGAAGGCGACCTCGGTCGTGTCTACGGGGTACAATGGCGTCATTGGCAAACCCCAGTCTCTCATAAACAGGAAACATTCAAAGATGATTTCGGCAACTACTATGACAGGGGCGGTCCATTACACATCAAAGAAACAGATCAAATCAAGAATCTTATTGAAGGCTTGAAGAAAGATCCTAATGGTCGTAGACATATTATCAATGCTTGGAATGCAGGTGAGTTAGATCAAATGGCATTGCCCCCTTGTCACGTTATGAGTCAATTCTATGTTAACAAAAATAAAGAACTATCTTGCCATATGTATCAAAGAAGTCAAGATGTCTTTTTGGGCGCCCCGTTTAATTACGCAAGTTACGCATTACTTACTCATATGATTGCTCATGTCTGTGGGTATGGTGTAGGAGAATTGATTGTATCAACCGGCGATACCCACATTTATCAAAATCATGTAGACCAAGTAAAAGAGCAACTGTCAAGAGAACCATACCCCCTACCTAAATTGTGGTTAAATCCTGCAGTTACTAATATTGACAGTTTTACTATGGATGATATAAAATTAATTGATTATCAATCTCATGGGCAGTTAAAAGCCCCAATGGCAGTTTAATGTTAAAAGGAAGTTCTAGGAATAAATACTATATAGGAGGATTTATGAAGGGCATATATTGTATTGAAAATCTAGATAATGGTAAAAAGTATTACGGTAGTTCAAAGGATGTTGAGTGGAGATTAGAGCAACATCGCCGAGGACTACGTAAAGGAATTCATATTAACGTTTATCTACAGAGGTCATATAATTTACACGGAATAGATCGGTTTTCTTTTTATCTAGTAGAGGATATGGGTGATCCTACTAAAAAAGAACTCCAAGCTAGGGAACAATGGTATATTGATAACAACATAGATGGTTATAACATAGCCTCAGCCAATGGTGGTGACACGTTATCCAAGCATCCTGACAGAGAAATTATAATTGAAGATAGATCAAACAAGTTCCGTGAATGGATGAATAATTTAACCGACCAAGAAAAAAAAGAAAGATTTAGTAAACCAGGTAAAAGTAATCCAAATTGGCGTAACGGTGGAAGAAAAATATTATGCCCCATATGTAATACAAACAAAATAGAACCTAAATCTAAAACCTGTGGTGAATGTCGTGATAGATCAGGTACACAAAATCCATTCTACGGAAAAACACACTCGGAAAAAACATTGAAAACACTGAGCAATTTGGGAGGTAAGTGGATCAAAGGGATTGACCCTTCTTTGTTGCCCTATACAACATATTATGAGATAATTTATCCAGATGGGTCTATTAAACAAGTAGTAGGGTTAAAGTCTATTGCCGATGAATTCAATGTCAGTATCGCTAATGTCCATGCTACTATCAGTAGAATGGCTAAAGGTATAATGCCGAGCAAAAGTGTTTTTAAAAATCATCTCATTCGGAAATTAGATTGATAGACAAATTAAAGCAAAGATGGCTGTATGATTGATATAGAAGAAGCCAAGATAATAAGTCATACTGTTCATGTATTCAGAATGGGTGATGTAGAAGATCCTGACTTATATGTGGCACAACCTATTTACAACTGGCAACAAACTGAAGCTGGTAAGTGGGTTATGGAAAACTCTGCTCCTAAACCAAGTTGGCATCGTATCATTAGTTATGATACATATGGGTATCTATATCAAATTAAAGCATATTTAACACCTAAACAATTAACATATTGGAAGTTGAAATACGAATGAATATACTGGTTACCGGAGGTCTGGGACTCATTGGTCACAATGTAGTTAAGCGACTACAAGATCAAGGTCATGTTGTGTCTATTATGGACACACAAACTAACTACGGCATCATTCCTCAAGATGAAATCGATTATCTCGTTGAAGAACGAACAAAGAAAATCAACTTAGCTGGTTATTACAAGTATGATATTTGTGATAGTGAAAAAGTAAGTAAAGTTTTCAACATCGAACAGCCAGAAATTGTAATTCATATGGCTAGTTTCCCAAGACAGAAAGTAGTAAACGCTAACCCTGCGTTGGGTAGTCGTACAATGAGTGAAGGATTGCTCAACTTGTTGGAAGCAAGTAATTATTATGATGTGCGCAAATTCATTTATATCAGTAGTAGTATGGTATATGGTGACTTTGTTGACGATGTGAAAGAAGATGCAATCTGTAGACCACAGGGTCAATATGGCATTATGAAATTAGCAGGAGAATGGCTAGTTAAAGATTATACCCGTAAGACTAATCTAGTGCATACTATTATTAGACCCAGTGCTGTTTATGGTCCACTTGATGTAGAAGATAGGGTTATAAGTAAATTTTTACTTACAGCAATGCGTGGACAAACTATTAAAGTTAATGGTGCGAATGAAACACTAGATTTTACCTATGTAGAAGATGCCGCAGATGGAATAGTAGCCGCCGCACTGTCAAACAATACAGAAAACAAAACATATAACATTACCAAAAGCCACAGCGTCACATTGTTAGAGGCAGCACAAATGGCGTTAAAATTAGTGGGTAGAGGTACGATAGTAGTTAATGATAGAGACCCTGATTTCCCTAGCAGAGGTGCATTAAATATTGATGCTGCCCGCAAAGATTTTGGTTTTGACCCTAAAATTGATGTACCAGAAGGCTTTAACCTATATTTTAATTGGCTAAAATCAAATACTTACTTTAACCTAGCATAAATATATGCATGTGGATCTTATCAATATTACCTGATTTTGTAACTCATATCATCTTTTTTGCGGGCGTAGTAGCAACTATTGCTGGATTTGTTCTTAATTTTATACCCTTCATCAAGCAATATACTCTACCTGTACAGGTTGTGGGAATATTATTATTGAGTTTTGGTCTATATTTAGAGGGTGGATTAGCAGATCAAAATGTATGGAAATTAAAAGTTAGCGAAGTACAGACCAAAGTAGCAGAAAATGAAGTCAAGGCTCAAACTGCAAACACCGAAATAGTAACTCAGTTAACTACAAAAACCAAAGTAGTTCATGATCGTGGACAGGATATTATCAAATATATTGATAGAGAAGTCGCAGTAGACAAAGAAGTAGTTAAATTCGTAGAAACTTGTGCGATTCCAAATATTATCATACAGGCACACAATGCCGCAGCATTAAATAAACCAATAGAAATTACCAAACCACCTGAAACTGCCCCTACAGCACCAACTAAGGTTGAAGCTCCTGTAGTACAACCTACAGTACCTAAAGAAAAAATCATATCAGCTACAGCAAAAAAGTGGAGTAATTTACGAGAATCCACAGACCATTCTAGTAAAAAAATAGATAAACTATCTCCCGGGGAAGTTGTAGTAGTTGTCAAGCAAGATGGTAAATTTACATTAGTAAAGCATAATAATAACCAAGGCTGGATAAGCAATGATTATATCAGCATCGTAGGGGACAAATCATGAGATTGATAAAACTTCCAATTATTATTGCTTCAATGATACTTGCAGGATGTGCTACCCCTGTACCGGTTGTACCTAAATTCCCAGTTGCACCTGAACAATTGTTAAATAAATGCCCAGTTTTAAAGACAATAGATGGAGAAAAGATCAGTATAATTGATTTAACTAAGACGGTCACTGAAAATTATAACTCATACTATGAATGCTCTGCGGTTCATGATAGTTTTATTGACTGGTATACCACGCAGAAACGCATTTTTGAAGAACTTAAATAAACCAAAATAGTGATAAATACACTATAGGCTAGGATTTACTTCAAATGACACAAGAAATAATTAATATTGGTACAACGCCAAATGATGGCGAAGGTGATCCGTTACGCACGGCCTTCCAAAAAACCAACAACAATTTCACTCAGTTATTTTCTACTGCTGTTTTCACTAGCAATGCATATAGTGTAGGTAATTCTACGCAAGTAATATATACTACCCCTGTAAGTACTTTTACTCAGGGCGTGTTTCAAATCAATTCACAGGATGTTAGCAATCAAGATAGCCAATATATAACTTTGAACGCAAGCGTATTGAATGATGATTCTGGGGTAAAATGGAGTGGCCAGGGCACAATGTTTAATGGTAACTATTTGACACAGTATGATATGGATGTGTTTGATTCCAATGTGCGTATATTGGTAACCCCATTCAGTAATACAGCACAACTATTTCATTTTATATCAGCAGATGTTACATGGATTGGTGAAGACAGCCCAGGATTAGACCTACAACTTGATGGCTACCCTGATGGAAATGATTTATCTACAGAAAATACATTGTTGATACAAACAGAGCAGAAGAATTAATGAGAGCAAAAGAATTCATCAATGAATCAGTCAGTCTCGGACATACTGGCAGTCTGCAACAAGATATTGCGTTAGCATTACCTGGTGCGTGGAAAATACCAGCACTTAAAAATCAAGACCCATATTTGCAATATCGTTTTGGTGTTGCAGTCGCCGGGGCAAAAGGCGCTAAACAGCGCAAAGAAGACGGTGTTCCTCCCTTCGAAGAAGATAAAATTTTTGGTGAAAATGAATTTGTAGTTAGTTATGACCCACATACAGGGGAATACATTCGTGATGCATTACAATCCATGGGATTACCCGGTAGTGATGCTATTCAAATTGCCACTATGGCAAGTCAAGAAATGCCTGATGTAGTCAAAACAAGTCCGTTTAAAGCATTCAAAGGATACAAGAGAAAATGAGAGCACATGAATTTTTAACTGAAAGTGAAGGTACTATTGCCAAACATCATGAACAGGCTACACAAGGTATTATGCGAGTTCGTGATGTTGGTGGTTATGATCGTGTGTATCACATGAACCGATTATGGATGGCTATGGCAATGGCAGATGGTAAGAGTCAAGACGCAGTAGACATGGACAATGCTAGTTTTGTTGAGAAATATAACACCGTTCATCCCTACACTGAAGAAGAATACAATATGTATGTTTCAGCTACAAAGACTATACCATCAGATCAAAAAACTGTCGTACCATATTCTAAGAGTAAAGAACCTGAGGATACAAACACTACAAGTTTGGTAAAGCCATTTAAAGGCTACAAGAAAAAATAACAAACATCAATATTGAGAATAAGTAATTATATCAAATTACAGGATTTTCAATGATTGATATCAATAACACTTTAGACCTAATTAAATTAAAATTTTACAACGAATGGTTATACACTGCGCATATCTATGACGAAGGTACTAGTCAAATGCATGAGGCTTTGACTGAAGAAGTTGTAAAAAAATATATTGACCCATTAAACATAAGTAAAGACGCTAAAATCTTAGATGTAGGGTGTGGGGTAGGTTATTTCCTAGATTCAATGAAGGATAGAGGGTATACTGATTTAATTGGTATTACATTAAGTCCAAATGATATAAAAGCATGTGAAGATAAAGGACATACAATTAAGAAGTATGATTTAAGCTTTTTGCCACAAAAAGATGGATACTATGATGAAAGTGTAGATTTCATTTTCTGTAGACATAGTTTAGAGCATAGTCCTTATCCTATTTTCACTTTGATGGAATATAACCGTGTTTTAAAGCAAAACGGTAAATTATACATTGAGGTACCAGCCCCAGATTGCGATAGACAGCATGAATGGAATCTAAATCACTATAGCATTTTAGGAAAAACTCAGTTGGCTGCATTGGTTGACCGTACTGGTTTTGGTGTTGACACATTTGATATATTGTCATTTGATGCTACTTTCCCTAGTGATGATAATGACCCTAATAGTGAAAAAATAGAAGTTAAAGAACACTTCTATTGCTTGGTTCTAACTAAGAAAAGACCACTGGATATCAAGTAAGTTTCAAAACTTTGATAAATACTCTCTATATGAGAGTATTTTTTTATGTCTACACCACCACCATACAACGAAATTACAGGTCTATATGTACAGATAGACAAACACATCAAGGATGACTTGGCAAACTATGATGGCAATGCTCGTCCTGGTCAATTAGTAGTTGACACTACAGACTATTCACTATATATTGGCAATAGTCAAGGTAACTTAAATGTAGTTCCAGGCAGTAGTGGAAGTTATGGAAATAGTAATGTTGCTACATACTTAAACGCAGGTACTGCTGGAAATGTCAACCCTTCAACTGATAACATATACCTCCTAGGAAATGCAACACATCGTTGGGCTAACTTGTGGTTAGGTCCAGGTACTATCTATATGACAGACTCAGCAAACACCGCAAACGTTGCGGGACTAACAGTTTATGACGGAGTTTTAGAAGTCAACGGTGCCACAGGATTACAAGCAAATTTAATTAATGGCAACACTACATTAACATTAGATAGTAATGCTAATGTTACTATAACTGTAGCTGGTTCAGAAAACAGTTGGACATTTGATGACTCTAATAAATTAACTACACCTGGCAATGTCCTAGTACAAGACAGTAATCAAAATGATATCATTGAATTAAGAACTGATGGTAATATCGCATTTAATGGTAGTTCTACATTATCGGTAAATGGCGGATTCTTTGTGAGTTCAGTTGCCTCAACTGATGGTCAAGGTAATATTGTAACTTATGATAACGGTGAGTTCAAATACGGTCCACAGTTAAAAGACTATGCCGGTAACATTGGTGCTAATAACATAACATTGACTGGTATATTAAAAGCACCACAGACAACTAAAGCCTCAAATGCTACAGGAACACCTGGGCAAATCTGTTGGGATGCAAATTATATCTATATATGCACCGCTACAAATACTTGGAAGCGTAGTACATTAACAGGCGGATATTAATGTTCGATCCATTCAAACAAGCTAAACTACAAAACGGTTATCAATCCATGAAGGAGTATAAACCTGCTCCTGAAAAAGATATGACACTTGATGAGTTAAAGCGTTTGAGTGGGTCAGGAAAAATCACAGGTGAAGCAAAAACACCTGACTATTCTACATCAGCTAAAAAAGCTGAGTACATGCGCGAACACAACATTCGTCCTGGTGACAAAGAATGGTTCAAACTGTGGTTCGCACAGCCCCATATTACAGGCGAAGATTCATTTTCTAAATAGTAGTATTCATTAGCTAAATATAGCATGAGTGAAACTTTAGTAAAAACCCCGTATACTAAAACACAGTTTACGCAACAACAGTTAGAAGACTTTGTAAAGTGTTGCGATCCAAATACGGGTTATCTATACTTCATGGATAACTTCTTTATGATTCAACACCCTACTAAGGGCAGTATGTTGTATCATCCGTGGCCCTATCAAGAACGATTGATCGAAACATATCACAAATATCGTTTTAGTATTAGTTTGATGCCTAGACAAAGTGGTAAGTCAACAAGTGCTGCAGGTTATTTGTTATGGTATGCTATGTTCGTACCAGACTCAACAATTCTTATTGCCGCACACAAATACACAGGTGCTCAGGAGATTATGCAGCGTATTCGTTATGCATATGAAGCATGTCCAGATTATATCAAAGCAGGTGTGACAACATACAACAAAGGTAGTTTAGACTTTGAAAATGGTAGTCGTATTGTCAGTGCCACAACTACTGAAAACACTGGTCGTGGTATGTCTATTACACTATTGTATCTTGACGAGTTTGCATTCGTTCGACCAAGTATCGCTAAAGAATTCTGGACTGCTATTACTCCTACATTAAGTACTGGTGGTAAAGCAATTATCACTAGCACACCAAACAGTGACGAAGATCAGTTTGCTTATATCTGGAAGGGTGCTAACAAGACAGAAGATGAGTTTGGAAATACAACCGAGTTGGGTATAAACGGATTCAGAGCATACCGTGCTTATTGGAACGAACAACCAGGCCGTGATCAAAAATGGGCCGATGAAATGAAAGCACAATTAGGTGAAGATCGTTTCAATCGTGAAATTGGTTGTGAGTTCATTATTGCTGATGAAACACTTATCAACCCTAATACATTAATCATGATGGAGGGCATAGAACCAATCAGTAGAATGGGGCAGGTTCGCTGGTATCAAAAACCTATTAAGGGTAATATATACACAGTAGCACTTGATCCTAGTTTAGGTACAGGTAGTGATCCAGCAGCAATACAAATATTTGAAGCAAATACGGCCACGCAGGTGGGTGAGTGGAAACATAATAAAACAGACATACCTAGCCAAATCAAATTAATAGCACAAATCAACAAATATATTACTGAATGTACGGGGGAACCAAACAATCTTTATTATTCTGTAGAAAATAACAGCATAGGTGAAGCTGCATTGATTTCACTAAATGAGTATGGAGAAAGCAATATCCCTGGAACTTTCATAAGTGAACCAGGTAAAAAGCGTAAAGGCTTTAACACCACTAATAAAAGCAAATTAACTGCTTGTGCCAAGTTCAAAACACTAATTGAAAGTAAGAAATTAACCATAAATAGTCGTAGTCTTATCAGTGAATTAAAAGCATTTGTTGCACATGCCGGCAGCTATGCTGCTAAGATCGGGGATACTGACGACTTGATAATGGCTAGCTTACTGACAGTTAGAATGATACAAGAATTAGGATCATATCATTTTGAATTGGATAATTATGTCAAAGACCATGAAGAAATGATAGCCCCATTGCCATTCTTTGCCGTACTTGGCGTATAATTTGATAAATACATTTATATGCCAATAAACAAAGAAACCCTAAACAGCAAACTATTTCGTGTATTATCCAAATACAATCCTATTCCAATGGATGCTACTGGTAAAGTAACGCCATTAGAAGATGAAGCAGATGTTTTCAAATTTACATTTACCAAAGATGGTAAGTCATATGGAGATGTTTTTGCTACAGTAGATGATGATAGAAAAGTAGTTTTATATTATAAAGACGATGTAACACAAAGTCCTGATAGTCCCACACCCGGAATAGGATATGACGATAGCTGGTGGGGATTTTTAAAACAAATAGCACAATGGTGGCCACGAGAAGGATTTGAAGGTCGTATTCTAAAAGACATGGACAAATTGGGTAATGATATGGCAAGAAGGAAGCATATGAAAAATAAAGATCAACTAGGGGAAGGTTATTATCCTATGGGTAAAAAAGCAAGTTATAGCGATGCAGTTCCTACTGTAAAAATCGTAATTGAACACAGCCGTGTCATTGAAGAAGGTGAACAACGCTATCGTAATATCAACAGAATATTCCTTGAGAATCAATTAGGTGAACGCTATTTACTTGATACTAAAAAGCCTGGTGTTGCACGAGTATATGCTAGACACATTGCTGAAGGTGGCAAAGTAAATGATGATCGTTGGTCACATATCCAAAGCCTTTGCGAAGAATATAGTAAAATGGCTGGATTTGTTCGTGCTACTCGCAACGGACAATTTAATGAATCAGCACAAAAATTAGTTAATGAGGGTATTGCACATTATCAAAGTCTACGAGAATCATTGGGTCGTATGACAAGCAAGCGTGGGTATAATACTTACTTTGAAAGTTGGACACCAGCATTAATGGAAAATGAAGGTGAAGAAACTAATCTAAATGAATTATTTGTTCAAGAAACATTAGATCCAAGAATTGAAAGTGTAATGCCAATATTATCTAGATTACACAAGAAGGTAGCCGAGTCTACTATTGACAGAGAAATTAGTAAGTTGTCAGAATGGGCTGATAGTCTAACCGAAGATGATGGAATGCAAAGTAATAATCCAGTAGGTATTCCTGAAGGTGAAGAAATGGATGAAGAGGTTATTGGTCAACCAGAAGTTGGGCACCCAGGACAGGCTGGACAAGGATCATACAGTGATGCTGAACATACAGCAAAAACTCAACATCGTTTAGGTTCACATACATATACGGTAACATCAGAACAAGACAATGATGGTGATTTCTATTACTTCATTTATGAGAATGGACAAAAAGTGTTCTACGGTACTGAAATGGATGGTGACGAACTAGATGTTCATGAAGATGCATTAGGTCCAAAGATCAGTAGTGCATTGATTGCCGAACACAAACAAGCAACTGCACATTTATATGCCGATGAAGACGCTGATGATTACGATGATTATGATGATTTAGATGAAGGTGTGGCGGAAGACCTAGATGCTAACCAAAAGCGTGTAGGTCAATTAGGCCCAACCGAAAAGATTACTAAGAAGAACCCATTGCGTGGTAAATTAGTTGGTGCTAACGAAAACTTTATCAACATGGTCCCACAAGCGGTGGCAGAAGGTCAAGAAGACCTCGATGCTATACTAAGACTTATCAAAAAGTAAAAATCTTATAGTAAACAAAATACGCATTAAATAATTTAATGAAATTAGTATTTTGTTTACCTGGAGATTACTTCAGTAAAAATTGGTTATCTGCTTGGAATGACACGGTTAAGTCACTACATAGAAATAACATAGAGTACCAGACTGTTAATGCCTATACCCCTGTAGTTTATAATTGCAGAAATTGGTTATTAGGCGGCAGAGGATCACCCCCTAAAACATTTAAACCCTTCAATGGGGTAATAGAATATGATTGGATAATCTGGATAGATAATGATTGTATTTGGAAACCACAGGACTTGGGCAGACTGATAAGTAACAATGATCATAAAATTGTCACTGGATTTTATATGCAACATGATAATAAAACCTATGCTCAGGCAATCAAATTTAAGTCAGAAACAGTAGATAATTACGAACACCTTCATTGGATAGAAAGAACTCAACTGGATTTGAATAGTGACCGAATTAAATTGGGAGCAACTGGAATGGGCTTCATGGCTGTTAAAGCAGGAGTTTTTGAATCATTAGAGTTTCCTTGGTTTAGCCCAGTACCACACGAATATGAAAATACTTTTCTATCTGAAGACACTAGTTTTTGTTGCAAAGTATCTAGCATAGGATACACAATTTGGGGTGATCCAAAAATTCAAGTCAAGCATGAAAAGACTTGGTTGTTATCAGGTGATGACATAAACGGAACACAACCAGAACCAGTGATATTAACAAAATGATAAATCCACCACAATTCTTATTCTTAGATACTAATCTGCAATGCAATCTTAAATGCAAAACCTGCATGTATTGGACTAGGGAAGAAGTAGTATTGCCCTCACATATTACTATAGAACAGCGCAATGAAATTATCAATGAATTTTATGAATTGAATCCTAATGGTAAAATTGTTATATGTGGTGGCGAAGCATTGATGAACCCAGAACGATATTGGCCTATTACTAGACAATGTAGAGCATTAGGATTAGGATGTTTGTCAGTTATGAATGGCACGATGGTAACTAATTTATCTATGGCTAAAAGATTAATTACTGAAGGTCCTACAGAAATTACTATATCATTGAATAGCTATAAGGCAGAAGTACATGATTCAACTAGGGGCGTGGTTGGTTCATTTGATATGGCAGTGAATGCTATTAAGTTGTTATTAGAAGCTAGAAAACTATTAAACAAAACAACTCCTATATATGCGATGTCAGTTATGTGTGAACAAAATTATAGAGATTTGGACAAGTTTTATGATTTTGTGTTGAATGAGTTAGGTGCTGATAAATTAAAACTAAATTGGCTTCAACCAATGTTTGGTACATTAATAGACAAAGAAGGTCAACAACGAGCAGACAAGTTTTATGAGAACAATGTAATTCGTGACCATGAAGGATTAAAAAAGATATTACATGAATGTAATACAAAATATAAACTTAACTTAGATCCAGAATATATTGATACAGTAGAAATGTATCATGACAGTGTACATAGTAATGAAGACGCATTGTTGGGTTGGAATGGTAGAGGCACAAAGAAATTAATTTGTAATAGTTTCAATAGAAACATTATGGTTGACATGGATGGTGTTGCACGATTATGTTTCTCACATAAGTTTCCAGGATTCAAGTTAAATAGAAAAGGTGACCTGAGATTGTTTTGGTATGGCATCGATAAGATTAGAGATGTCATGTCACATTGCAATCAATATTGTGGAATAAGCCATAGTGTGCGTAGAGTAAACGCTACTATAAAATTTTATCAAAAATCAATATAAAAAATCTATTTTCCCTGATTAGGGATAAATACTATTGACAGAGGTACTAGTGATTTGCTACACTAGCACTTGTGTTAGTCACTCATGGTGAGTGGCGAATATTAAAAACAAGAGACCATCTCAATTTATATAAGGAAAAATATCATGGCATCATTAGCAGAAATCCGCGCTCGTATTGCGGCGCAAGAAAACAAGTCACAAAACAAGGGTTCTACAACTCAGTCTGACAACTCAACATATCCCCACTGGAACATGGACGAAGGCACTACAGCTAGCATTCGTTTCTTACCTGATGGTGATTCAAAGAACGACTTCTTCTGGGTTGAAAAACAAATCATCAAGCTTCCATTCAATGGGGTCAAGGGTGATCCTACTCACAAGCGTCTTGAGGTACAAGTACCATGCGTAGAAATGTATGGTGACAGTTGCCCTATCTTAGCAGAAGTTCGTCCTTGGTACAAAGACGAAACATTGAAAGAAATGGCAAACAAGTACTGGAAGAAGCGTAGTTATATCTTCCAAGGTTTTGTTCGTCAAAACCCACTAGGTGACGATAAAGTTCCTGCGAACCCAATTCGTAAGTTCATCATCAGCCCACAAATCATTCCAATCGTTAAGGCTGGTTTGATGGATCCAGAGATTGAAGAATTACCAACAGACTATTTGCGTGGTCTTGATTTCAACATCAAGAAAACAAGCAAGGGTGGTTATGCTGACTATTCTACAAGTAACTGGGCTCGTAAAGAAAGTCCATTGACTGAAGCAGAACAAGCCGCTATTGAAGCGCATGGTTTGTTTAATCTAAAAGACTTCTTACCAAAGAAGCCAGGCGAAGCAGAACTACGCATCATTAAAGAAATGTTTGAGGCAAGCGTTGACGGTCAACCATATGATGTTGAGCGTTGGGGACAATACTATCGTCCATGGGGCTTAGAAGCTCCAGCAGGTAGCACAACACAATCAACAGCAACTACAGCACCAGTTGCATCAGATTCTACATCCGCACCATGGGAAGATGATGTTAGCAAGGCTGAAGAATCATTCAATGAACCAGTTGTAGTTCCAAAGACAACTCCTAGTAGCGATAAAGCACAAGACATCTTAGCGATGATCCGTGCAAGACAAACTAAGTCTTAATGGAAACAGGGGGCTACGGCCCCTTGTCTCAAGGAGAATTCCATGACACTACCAGACGAACGCTATCGCGCCCTTAAGCAAGGCAAAAAATTACTTGAGGAATTGTGTGATCCAGGTCGCACTCCACGAGTACCAAGTATAGTGAGAGATAGAGCAAGAGCCGCATTACGGCATTTCCCACAAGACTATGAGATTGATAACCTCGCAGACAAATGCCCGGAGATGTTTGATAAAGTATCAATCTCTGATAAACTATACAAGACACAATTAGGAGATAAAATTGACTAAACCATTTGATATATCAAAATTCAGGAAGTCGCTTACTAAGTCTATTGACGGACTAAGTATCGGCTTTAACGACCCTACCGATTGGGTCAGTACAAACAACTATGCATTAAACTATCTTATTTCAGGTACTTTTGACAAGGGCATTCCATTAGGTAAAGTTACAGTTTTTGCAGGTGAATCAGGAGCAGGTAAAAGTTTTATCTGTTCAGGTAATTTAATTGCAAATGCACAAAAGCAAGGCATATTTCCTATCTTAATTGATACAGAGAATGCACTTGATGAAGCATGGTTACATGCACTAGGTGTTGATACAGACGAAAGCAAATTATTAAAGTTAAACATGGCAATGATTGATGATGTTGCTAAAATGATTAGTGAATTCGTTACACAATATAAAACATTACCAGAAGATGATCGTCCTAAAGTATTAATCGTATTGGACTCGCTGGGTATGTTACTAACCCCAACTGATGTTAATCAATTCAATGCAGGTGATATGAAGGGTGACATGGGTCGTAAACCTAAAGCATTGACTGCACTTGTTCGTAATTGTGTTAATATGTTTGGTTCATTGAACATTGGTTTAGTTGCAACTAACCACACATATGCAAGTCAAGATATGTTTGACCCAGATGATAAAATTAGTGGTGGTCAAGGTTTCATTTATGCAAGTAGTATTGTAGTTGCCATGCGTAAGTTGAAATTGAAAGAAGACGAAGATGGTAATAAAACTTCCGAAGTCAAGGGTATTCGTGCCGCATGTAAGATTATGAAGACACGATATGCTAAACCTTTTGAAAGTGTTCAAGTTAAGATTCCCTACCAAACAGGTATGAATCCTTACTCAGGTCTAACTGACTTGGCTGAAGGCAAGGGCTTGTTGAAGAAAGAAGGCAATAGTTTGATATATACTACAGCAGACGGTGAGATTTTGAAATACTTCCGTAAGGGATGGGAATCAAACAAAGATGGTTGTTTGGATAAAGTAATGGCAGACATTACTAATAATCCTCATAAAATTCAAAGCACTGTACCTGCGTTACCAGAAGAGGAAATTGCAGAATGAGTTTAGATTTTATTGCTGAAGTTTGGGATGTCTTACGCACTCACATTGATTTGAATGACCGTAGCGATGCCGCAGACTCATTAATTAATTTATTGATTGACAACGACCACGAAGCCGATGATATCAAAGCTGCCTTTAAAGTAGATAAAGATATCGGTATTGCTCTGAAAGATTATGCTCTACAGCATGATGCCGAAGAGGAATATGAAGATTATGAAGACGATTACGAAGACCAAGATGATTGGGATTAAATGAATTGGTATACTCGTATTACAAGTGATCTATCTGCCATTCCCGATTTTATTACACATTGTGAAGCAGAATTGGAAATGGCAAAAAAAGAGGTAAAAATCTCTGGAAATATTGAAAAAAATCTTTCTGGGTTACCTGGTGTCACAGAACACCGTTTCAATCAACTACAAGAGATTGAAGCGGTGTTACAATTTTTAAATATCAAAGTAAGACAAATTCGCCGAAAACATTTTCAAAAATACCTAGAGGCGTATAATAGAGTATTGACTAGTAGAGATGCCGAAAAATATGTAGACGGTGAGGATGAGGTAGTTGACTTTGAGGTATTAATTAATGAAGTTGCACTATTGCGTAATCGCTGGCTTGGTATAATGAAGGCACTTGAGTCAAAAAACTTCATGTTAGGGCATGTGGTAAAATTAAGAACCGCAGGTATGGAAGATATTTCAATAGGATAAAAATGACATCTAGTATTATCAACTTAAACAATTTGAATTCATTATCGGCGATCAATCAAATTGATGTGGCTAAAGCTTTTGGTGCGATTGGTTCAAATATTTCCGAATCATTTTGGGGAGAACCAGGTAATCCTTATTTAGGATCATCAAATGAGAATGTAAAAAAATATCAGGTAATTGAAGTAACCGAAGATATTTTAGCACTTAGTGTTACTTGGCAAAGATTAAGGGCATCTTGTATCAATATAATTAATCGACCAACTAATCTCACTGATAAAATTTTATTCAACGAAATGATTCAGGAAGATAGGGATCGTGCTAACATCATCCGTGATTACTTTAGTAAGAAACTTATGATGATATCATTGCGAGGTCAACCACTATCTAATTTTAGAAAAGATTTAAACACATTTATTCATGGTAGTACCAAAATAGTCAAAGAAGAAATGATGCCTTTGATTTATCGTTTGCCTGAATTCTATGACAACGATATTGAACATGATGAAATGTTTAAAGATTTGAACAGACAATTTGAAAATACGCACGGTAGTGTTTTATGGCAAGATACAAAAACTTTGTTTCCAGTCAATAAATTTTTAATTAAAGCAAAAGGAAAAAAGTTCATAGAGTATTGGTTAAAGGATAGTGACGATAAGGGATATAGAATTGAAATACTTTGTGAAAATAAATTGAACCACTTATGGGAATACTTTTTTAAGCAAGAATCTATCACAATAGTAGGTACCTACAAATACAGTGAGCATGATGCAATCAACTACTATCAAGTGAACAATTGGCAAATAGACTTCTCCGAAACTTGACAATAAATGGGTAATTTGATATACTATGGGTATATTAAATAAAAGGAGAGAAAAATGTTAGTTCGTGATTTGTTAGAATTGTTGGCACATATGCCACCTGATGCTGTGCTTGATATGACCATGAACGAAGAATATATGGGTGCTGTTGGTACTGTTTATTCCTACTTTGATCCACAGCGTGGGGTCGATGTAGTGGTAATAGACGACCACACAGTGTAAAAATATACCCGAAATTTGACAATAAATCATTTCGGGTATATAATAGAGTCTTATTCAGTCAAAAGGAGTCGTTCATGGGTTACAAAGTTGTTGCAGACAAATTTCAAATGGACGAAATGCGCACCAAGTATGGTCCACGCAAAGGTCTTGAGGGCCCATTCAACTTCAGTGGTCGAGTGTTGTATTATGACAACAAAGAGGGCCAGTACTACGATCCTACTACCGACTTCTATGTCGAACAGTCTGAAATGGACATGATTCACGCCCAACTGATTGCCAAAATTTGACAATAAATCATTTTGGGTATATAATAGAATCTTAGACAGTAAACGAAAGGACACGACATGACTAATTTTGAAACTAAATGCTACGGTATGTCTGAACAAGAAATCCGTGAAAGTTACATGGAAAGTATTACCGCTAAGTTCACCGGTTTGGAAATGGTTGTGATGGGTATCCTGTCTGATGCCCAGGAACTGTTGGCAATGGATCGTAGCGAGGCAGCCCGTAAGCAAATGAACATTGCCAAGTTTATCCTTGCTGAAATGATGGATGAAAAGCGTAAGCAACCCGCTTGACAATAAATCGTTTTGGGCATATAATACTTGTATTGATTGATTAAAGGAGTTGACATGACTATCAAGCGTTTCAAACAAACACAAAAGTTTCGTATTAACATTGGTTCTACTGTTTCATTCTATGCTACTGCCAAACAAATCCGTGCAGGAGTGGGTGACTTTTATACTTGTAATGCGGCTACGCAAAAAGCCCTTGAGGTATTGGAAGTATATCGTTCCGGTGACGGTGTTGAAATGTGTTCAACCGGGCTAGGTGGTACTTGGGAAGGTCTACAAGTTCAACTCAACATGGCATAAAAAGGTTGACAATAAATCGGTTTGGGTATATAATAGAGTCTTATTCAGTCAAGTAAAGGAAACAAATGTCTAGTATCGTTCGCATCACTTCTGGTACTTATCGTAACGACCCTGTCAAAGGTGAGGTGTTTCAACTGGTCAAAGGTTATCAGTTAGGTAGTAAAGGTGGTTTCGTCACTGTTAAAAACGAGGGACAGTTTCCCGGTCGCCCTGACGAAGTGCGTATTCAACTTGATAATCAAGAATGCATGGAATTTTTGAGTGGTAAAGAATCTAAAGTTGAGACACCTACTGAAACTGAAACTGAGGCAATGGACCGTATTGCTAATCGTTTTGCAGTATTAGATGAAATGTCTGCCGCATGTATCGCAGGTAACATTCGTGCTATGATTGTGACTGGCCCTGCTGGTATCGGCAAGAGTCACGGTGTCACACAGCAAATGGAAAAGGCATCAATGTTTGACAAGATCACTGGCAATCGCCCTCGCTTTGAGATTGTCAAAGGTGCTATCAGTGGTATCGGCTTGTTCGCTACACTTTACAAATACAGTGACGCTAAAAATGTATTGGTGTTTGATGACTGTGATGTGTGGGAAGATCAAGATGCATTGAATGTATTGAAAGGTGCATTGGATTCAGGTAAAACTCGCCGTATCTCTTGGAACAAAGATAGTCGTTTGTTGCGTGAAGAGGCAGTGCCTAACACTTTCAACTTCAACGGTTCTATTATCTTTATCACTAACAAAACTTTTGATAGTAAAAAGGCTAGTAAGATTCAGCCTCACTTAGATGCATTGCAAAGTCGTTGTCACTTTCTGGACCTGACTGTTGACAGTGAGCGTGACAAAATGTTGCGTATCAAACAAGTTCACCGTGACGCTGATGGTGGTTTGTTTGCTGACTATGATTTTACTCAGGAACAAACTGATGAGATCATGTCATTCATTGATGCTAATCATTCTAAATTGCGTGAAGTGTCCTTGCGCATGTGTCTCAAGATTGCTGACTTGGTTAAGATCAGTGGCAACTGGCGTGAACTCGCTAAGGCAACTTGCATGAAAGGTTAACCCCTGCAGTGTGCGTAAGGGCAATGTCAATAAGTCCCTTTCGATAATTTCTACTTAGCTTTCGGGGACTTCGGTCCCCTTTTTTTTCCTATATGTTTGTGTTTACTTGTTGTTTTGTAGTATCATGCTTGATAAGTAATATAACTATGAAACAATGTAAACTAATAATCAAAGATGAGGTCAATGTAAAAATTGAAGGGCTTGAACTAGCCGAACGCAAAGCATTGATGAAGATGTTTGAGTTTGAAGTTCCGGGCGCAAGGTATTTACCAAGTGTCCGTTTAGGTAGATGGAATGGGAAAACCAGCTATTTCAGTTTAGGTGGTAGTACCTATATCAACTTGTTACCAGAGATCCTTCCTGTATTAGATAGAGTAGGATATGATATTGAACTAGAAGATACACGAGAATACTCTACTACCTTTAGTTTCACTGAAGTAACAGAAGATACATTCAAACATAAGACATGGCCAGAGGGTCATCCTATCGCAGGACAACCTGTTGTATTGCGTGACTATCAAATCGAAATCATCAACAACTATCTAAAGAATCCACAAGCACTACAAGAGATTGCTACAGGTGCAGGTAAGACATTGATCACTGCCGCACTATCAAACTGTGTAGAAGAATATGGAAGAACAATTGTTATCGTTCCTAACACTGACTTGGTAAGACAAACAGAAGCAGACTATATCAACTTAGGTCTTGATGTAGGTGTATATTTTGGTGGTCGCAAAGAATATGACAAGAAGCATACAATTTGCACTTGGCAAAGTCTAGGTAACATGATGAAGAAGACTAAAGCTGACGAGGCAGAAATTCCTTTTCAAGACTTTATCGATGGTGTGGTATGTGTTATTGTTGACGAGGTTCACCAAGCTAAAGCCGATGTGTTGAAATCATTACTAACAGGAGTAATGAGTCAGATTCCAATTCGTTGGGGATTGACTGGAACTATCCCTAAAGCTAAGGCTGAATCAATGTCTTTGACT